GCCCTACAAGGAGCCAAGCCAGACGCTGTATACCCTGATGGGATTCTGTATTGACAGTGGTCGCAGGCTCGCCAGCATTGCTGACATGCAGGTTGGTGACGGTAACCAACAAGCCGCAGTGGGTACAACAATAGCAATGTTAGAAAAGGGTGCCAATGTTATGTCGGGCATCCACAAGCGTCTGCACTATGCCCAGAAGCTTGAGTTCGAATTGTTGGCAAACTGCATGGCCAAGCATCTGCCGGACGAGTATCCGTACGAGGTAGAAGGCGGCGATCGCAAGATCTTCAAAAACGACTTTGATGACCGTGTGGACGTCTTGCCGGTGGCAGACCCCAACGTTCATTCCAGCGCCCAGCGCATCATGATGGCTCAGACCCAGTTGCAACTGGCCCAGTCTGCACCCCAAATGCACAATATGTATGAGGCCTATCGTCGGATGTATGAGGCACTTGGTGTGCGGGACATTGACATGGTCTTGAACTATGACGATACCCAGGAACCACGGCCCAAAGACCCGGCTACCGAGAACGCTGACGCTATCGACGGCAAGAAGTTAAAAGCCTTTGCTGGCCAGCAACATGACGCTCATATAGTGAGCCACATGCTCCAGGGCATGAGCCCAATCCTGCAGGCTAACCCCGTGGGTGCGATGAACCTAACCAAGCACATTTTGGAGCACGTTCGGATTAAGGCTGAGGAGCAAGTAGAGGCCCAGATCTTTGCCGAGTACGGTCCTGAGAACAAGGGCGTTGTGTCGGACATCCAGAAGGAAGCCATGGTTGCCATGTTGGTGGCTCAAGGGATGAGCGAGTTGCGTCAATTGTCTTCGCAGTTGTCTGGCGAGGGCGCACCCGACCCATTGATCAAGCTGAAAGAGCAGGAATTAGCTCAGCGTGCTCAGGCCGATCAGGCTAGAATCCAGGCAGAGCAGCAGAAGATTGGTCTGCAGACCCAGGAAATGCAGCAAAAGATGGTTACTGACGCCGCTAGACTTGAGACCCAAGAGGCTATTGCAGACCAGAAGGCTGACTTAACGTTAATGAGACTCAAACAAATGGAGCAACAAAATGCCATTAAAGCCCGGACGCAGCCGCAAGGTCGTCAGTGAAAACATAGGTGAGATGGTCCGCAAGTATAAGAAAAGCGGATCTATCGGCACCAGCAAGCCAGCCAGCAAGGGCAAAGCGGTCAAGCAGGCCGTGGCCATTGCTCTGTCTAAAGCAGGAAAAGCACGCAAGATGAAAACAGGGGGCGTCCCTGGGCCCGTCAAAGAAGTAATGCGCAAAGACGCCAAAGTCCCCACCAAAATCTACTAGGAGCACGAAATGCCCATGTATCGCAAGCCAACACCGAAAGAGCGTGCAAAGATAGAAAAAGCACGGGAAAAGACAACGCAAGGTATGGAGGGAGAAAAGGATCTTCTGTCCAGGTTTTCTACAACTTCTGCCAAAGCCGCTCGTGACGAGTACAAAGCCGGTCGCAAGATGATGGAAGAGGTTCCCGCAGAGGCCCGCGCGTACGAGGCTGAAGAAGGTAATCCTGGCGTAGGAACGTACAAATCAGGCGGAATGGTTAGCGTCCGTGGCCAGGGCGCAGCCCGAAAAACAAAAGGATGTAAAATCTGCTAATGGAAAATTTAGTCGAACAGTTGTACAAACTTGTCCGGTCTCGCAAACACGAGATCGGCGAGCAAATGATTTACGGCGGTGTCAAGAACTCGGACCATTACCACACCCTGGTCGGTGAGGTCCGAGGCTTGCAAATGGTCGAAGATGAAATGACCCGGATACTAACGAAAGTAGAAAGCGAGTAGTAAAAACCCTAACCTCGTGGCGGATGCCATGCAATATTGGAGAAATAGATGACTGAAATGACTGCGCTTCAAAAGAAGTGGGCAGACGAACGTGCGGCTGAGCAAAAGGTGGAAGAGGAAGAGCTTCAGAATCGCCCTGAGAATATGGATCAGAGCATTTTGGACAGAATCCCCAAGCCAACAGGCTGGCGCATTGTAGTTCTACCATTTCGCCCACCCAAGAAGACCAAAAGCGGTATTGTTTTGGCCGAACAAGCGGTGGAGCGGCAACAAATCGCTACGGTATGTGGATATGTCGTATCTACTGGGCCTTTGGCCTATGGGGATACGGAGAAGTTTCCGCACGGCCCGTGGTGCAAGAAAGGTGACTGGATTGTCTTTGGTCGGTATGCCGGGGCTCGTATTGGCATAGACGGAGGAGAGATTCGGATTTTGAACGATGATGAAGTCCTGGCAACTATTGCCGATCCGGACGACATCACGCACATGGTATAAGGAGAAAAACCATGCCAGAGAACGAAGATGTACAAGATGCAGTACAAGTCCCTTCTGGGGACGACCAACTGGAATTCAACCTGGGCGAGGGCGAACAGGGCGCCGAGGTTGAGATCGCAGAAGACGGAACGGCAAAAATTGCCGCTGTAGACGAAGAAGAGGCAAAAAATGCCGCTTCAGAAGGCAAAAAGACCCCCGATCGCGGGACCCAGGAGCACGAGGAGTACAGCAACAAGGTCAAAAAGCGTATCGAAAAGATGACGGCCAAGCTTCGGGAGTCGGAGCGTCGTGAGCAGGCGGCTTTGGAATATGCCAAGCAAGTTCAGGCAAACCTCCAGCAGATGCAGGCCAAGGTCTATAACCTAGACCAGGGCTACCTCACGGAGAGCAAGGGTCGGATTGACTCCCAGATCTCTATTGCAGAGGCAAACCTGCAAAACGCTGTGGAGCAAAACGACGGCAGAGCCGTGGTCGAAGCTCAGAAACTCTTGTCGCAATTGATGATCCAACAGGATCAGTTAAACCGGGTTGCAGCACAACGGCCCAAGGTTCAGCCTCAGGCTCCTCAACAGGCCTACCAGCAGCCGGTTTATCAGCAACCCTCACAGCAAGCGCAGCGCGGCCCAGATGAAAAGGCCGAGCAGTGGGCAGAGGAGAATGAATGGTTTGGTTCTGACGAGGTAATGACTAATGGGACCTTTGCCATCCATAATCAGCTAGAACGAGAAGGATTTGACTTGTCAAGCGATGAATACTATGATGAGTTAAATCGGAGAGTCCGTAAGGAGTTTCCGCACAAGTTTCGTAAGCCTCAGGTAAATACCAATGTAGACGCCCCTGGTATTGCACCTGCAACTCGCGGTTTATCCGTGAGCCAAACTGGGCGCAGGACCATAAAACTCACACCTAGTGAAGTGGCCATGGCTAAAAGAATAGGTGTCCCCCTGGAAGAGTACGCTAAGTACGTAAGGAGATAAGCATGACTAGTCAAAAAATTGATCGCACAACACGTGCTGCTGAAACCCGTCAAAAAACGGAGCGTAAGAAGTCATGGGTACGTCCTTCGGACCTAGATGCACCTGAAGCACCTCCGGGATATCGCCATCGTTGGATTCGTGTACAAGCTGGTGGTCACGACGACAGCAAGAACGTAGCAGGTAAACTCCGCGAGGGGTATGAGCTTGTTCGTGCTGAAGAGTACCCCGACTTTGTCGCCCCTTCGATTCAAAATGGCATTCATTCTGGCGTCATTGGCGTCGGTGATGTTATGTTGGCGAGAATTCCTGAAGAGTTAGCTGAGCAGCGTGGAGCGCACTATGAACAGCGGGCAGGCGAACAGATTACGGCTGTTGATAACGATTTAATGAAGATTAATGCGCATGACACTATGCGAGTCATTAAACCGGAGCGGCAGTCACGAGTTACTTTTGGTGGCCCTCGTAAGGCCGAAGACTAAACTTTTTAAGGAAGAATCAAATGGCTAACGTTAATAAGCCTTTTGGTTTTCGTCCTGTCGGCAAAGTCGGCAGTAACTACGATAACCAAGGTCTAACGCAGTACAAGATCTCCAACAACTACGGTACCGCCCTGTATCAAGGCGATTCTGTTAAGTTGTCTGGAGGATATTTAGCAATCGGAACCACCGGCGCAGCAGTTGTCGGCGTATTCCAGGGCTGCTATTACGTGGATCCCACGACCGGCAAACCCACCTGGAAGAACTACTATCCTGGCAGCATTGTTCAGGACGGTATTGTAGCCCTTGTCAACGACGATCCTAACGCTCAGTTTGTAGTACAGTGCTCCGGCATTGCTGCTGCTACTTGCGTTGGTCGTAATGCTGATTTGGATACTGCTGTAGCAGGTAGCTCAACCACTGGCCAGTCCGGTCAGCAAGTTGGTGTTCCCGCTACTAGTAACTCTACGTATCCGTGGAAAGTTGTTGGCGTGTATGAAGACGCAGAAGACAATGATGTTACTGCTGCTTACGCTAATCTCATCGTTATCCCGAATAACCACCTCTACAAAGGTGGCACGGGCACTGCAGGAGTTTAATCATGGCTATTTCACGTTCGCAACTAGTACGAGAGCTTGAGCCCGGTCTCAACGCTTTGTTTGGCTTGGAGTATAAGAACTACGAAAACGAGCATGCAGAAATCTATGATGTTGAGACTTCTGATCGCGCGTTTGAAGAGGAAGTTATGCTCTCTGGCTTTGGTAATGCTCCAGTTAAGGCTGAAGGCGCTGGTGTTGCTTATGACAACGCGCAAGAAGTCTACGCTGCTCGCTACACGCACGAAACCATCGCTCTGGCGTTCGCGCTGACCGAAGAGGCCGTAGAGGACAACCTCTATGACCGTCTGTCTGCTCGTTACACCCGTTCGTTGGCTCGTTCGATGGCGCAGACCAAGCAAATCAAGGCTGCTTCTGTATTGAACGGCGCTTTCACCACCTCCATCGGTGGCGACGGCAAACCTCTGTGTGCTACGGATCACCCAACCCTGTCCGGTCCGGACCTCAAGAACGAGTTGACTACACCAGCCGACTTGTCTGAGACCTCCCTCGAGCAGGCCCTGATCGACATCGCTGCGTTCACAGACGAGCGCGGCCTGAAGATCTCGATCCAAGGCTTAAAGCTGATTATCCCCAAGGAACTCCAGTTCACGGCTGATCGCATCATGAAGTCCACTCTGCGTGTTGGTACTGCAGACAACGACATCAATGCCATCAAGAACATGGGCATGATTCCCCAGGGTTACACAGTTAACCACTTCCTGACCGATCCGGACGCATGGTTTATCAAAACCGACGCCCCCAACGGCATGAAGATGTTCCAGCGTGTAGCGATCAAAACTGGCTTCGAAGGCGACTTCGACACTGGTAACGTTCGTTACAAGGCCCGTGAGCGTTATTCGTTTGGATTCTCGGATCCACGCGGTATCTTCGGTTCACCGGGTTGATGATGTAAGAAAGGGGGGTTGCAAAACCCCCCTTTTGCTGTATTCTTATAGGACTAGGATTTTGCTCGTATCTACTGACCTAGCAGACTTAGTAGAGAAGATACGAGAATGTGCTACTACACGAGGACAAAATGGCAAATACCACCTTTTCCGGCCCAGTTAGGGCTGGCACTATCAAAGATACTACCGGCACAACGGTAGGCACCGATGTAGCAAACGTAGGTTATGTTTTGATGGCTCAATCCGCTGTGATTGACATCATTGGCGCAACTGCAGCAAACCAAGTCGTTGCTACTATTCCCGCAAATTCCCAAATTGTTGACGTTATCTTGAACGTTACGGTTGTCAACAACGACACTGGCGCAGCCACTGTAGTAGTTGGAACTTCTGCTGATGCTGATGCATTTATCCCCAGCACCAGCGTTAAGGCTCTGGCTACGACTCGCGGAACCTTGGACACAGAAGCTACGGACGTTGGAACAACCGACCTGCAGGTTCTGGCTGACTTCACCGCAGCAAATGGTGACGGCACAACCGGTGCGGCGACGGTAACTGTTCTTTATATCCAGAACAACAACCTCTCCTAACTAGGGGGCTCTAATGAGCTACAGTAATCTACTTGCGGTCACAAAGACCGGAGATGATGACGCAATTGCTGGGCGCACTCGTGTAGCGGCTATTTACTACACTTGCGGCAGCACTGCATCATCTTTTCAGTTAAAAAACGGAGCTACAACTGCTGCAACAACGCTTGTGGACATTAAAACTCCTGCAGCCGCTGGTGCTTACGACATTATTTTCCCAGACATGGGGGTATTGTTTGACACCGGTGTGTTCATTGAGTTTGCGGACGCAAACGTAACTAGCGTCACGTTGTTCTTCTACGGCGGGGCTGCAGTTTAATGGCTTCTAAGGGAATGGGCATTAAGACCTCGGTCAAGTCGGGCAACTTTCGCTCGACCAAAACCGGGGCCGGTATGACCAAAAAAGGAGTTGCTGCGTATCGCAAGGCCAACCCTGGATCTAAACTTCAGACCGCAGTCACTGAGGACAGCCCGTCGCCCGCTCGCGCGAAGCGTCGCAAGTCTTATTGTGCTCGGTCTGCAGGGCAGATGAAGAAATTCCCTGAAGCTGCTAAAGACCCCAATAGCCGTATCCGTCAAGCCAGAAAACGATGGAAATGTTAAATGAGCGTCGAACGGGAACTAGCCACACACTCTGTTGAAATTCGTCATATCCAGGATGACATGGATAAGATGATGGCAGACATGAGCGACATAAAAAAGTCGTTAGAAGCAATTAATCTAACCTTGTCAGAAGCGAAAGGCGGCTGGAAAACCCTCATGTGGGTGGCCGGAGCGTCAAGTGCGGTGACAAGTTTTTTTATCGGTTTGTATTCATTTTTAAGCGGAAGGTAAAGCCGTGCCAGCAAAACCCGGCCTTTATGCCAATATCAACGCTAAGAGAAAACGTATCGCTATGGGATCTGGTGAAAAGATGCGTAAACCCGGTAGTAAAGGCGCTCCTACTGCAAAAGCTTTTAAACAATCTGCCAAAACGGCTAAGAAAGGAAAGTAATCATGGCATTCAAAAATGTGGCTAAAGTAATCGCCCAAAAGGTAAAAGATAAGGGTGGCGATGCTGGAACAACATCGCGCCCTCGCGGCATGTTTGGAAAATTGATCTCAAAAGTGGCCGAAAAAGCAAAAAGTGCTACTGCCAATAGCGCAGGAATGGCTGCTACCGGCATGAAAAAAGGCGGCGCGGTTAAGAAAAAAGCAGCCAGTGATATGGCTGGCCGTGCTTTGACGCGTAAAACTGCGGATGCAAAAGGCCGCGCAATGAAAAAGGGGAAGTAATCATGGCCGGAAAAGGAATGGGTATTGCAACCAAGGGTGGCGGATGTGTTGAGTCTGGCCCCAAGAACAAGATGATTTCAAAGACCAGCAAGACCAGCGGTCCTGTGATGATGAAAAACGGCGGTGCCGTTAATCAGCACAAGCGTATGGCTATGGGCATGATGGGTGGTGGAATGGCTAAGGGATACAAAAAAGGCGGAATGTGCTAAATGGCAACTTCTGGTACCACAACATTTGATCTTTCGATTGATGAACTAGTCGAAGAAGCATTTGAGAGATGCGGCATGGAGATGACCACTGGTCATCACCTTAAAACTGCTCGTCGTTCTCTCAACATAATGTTTCTTGACTGGGCCAATCGTGGATTAAATTTGTGGACCATTGAAGAAGTTGTTGCAAACCTTACGGCTGGCGTAACGTCAATTAACCTGCCTACGGATACCGTTCAGGTATTAACGGCGGTTATTCGGGATTCGACACAAAGTCCCGCTGTAGACATTACGATTGATGCAATTACTCGTGCAGAGTATTTGGACGTTCCAGATAAAAGCACGCAGGCCCGCCCCGCTCAGTATTACGTGCAACGCACAAACACCCCGGTGGTGTATTTCTACCCAACTCCAAACTTGACGGGTGCGTACCAATTCCGGTACTACAGAATCCGTCGTATTCAAGATGCTGGAGAGTACACCAATACTTCTGACGTTAACTTCCGTTTTCTGCCATGCTTGGCTGCAGGGCTTGCCTATTATCTGTCGTTGAAGTTTGCTACGGATAGAACGCAACTCTTGAAGTCTATCTACGAAGAAGAGTGGGCACGAGCAGCCGCAGAAGATAGAGAAACTGCACGAATATCTTTCGTGCCACAGTTGGGGGTATGATGTGGCCTTTGCTACCGGCAAATTCTCTTTCGGCCTCTGTGATTACTGCGGACAACGTTATCCCTATAACGTACTTCGCAAAAACTGGCGGGGATTCAAGGTCTGCCCAGAGGACTACGAGCCAAAAGAACCACAACTTGAGCCCCTCAAGTTTAGCGGCGATGCCGTTGCTCTTTTTGAACCTCGCCCGGATCGTGTGGAACCGGTGGATGTATACGTTGGTGCCCCAGGGGATAGTGCATTCCAAAGTTTGGGAAGTGCTAATGGCGGGACAAATATGCAACCTTATCCAGAATCACAGATCGTCGAAGGAGTCGGACAAGTTGGGTCGCTCGAAATCCAGACCTCAACCTCCTTCTCTGTCACAGGATCTAGTGCCTCAACCGCTGTCGGGACAGTGACATGACCTACAACGAACTCGTTACCAACATCCGTAACTACACCGAAGTGGACTCGAACGTGTTCACTAATGCGGTGATTGATACGTTTATCACCATGACGGAGAACAAAATCCTCCGTGACATTGACTTGGATGTCTTTAAACTTGAAGCCACGGCCAACATGACGACGGGCAACAAGTTCTTAACGGCTCCTAGCGATATTCTGACCCACCGCTACATGATGATTACCTCTGCCGGGGATCAGATCTTTTTAGAGTTCCGAGACACTTCCTTCATGAAGGAATATTGGGCAGATGGCACCTCTACCGGTATTCCTAAGTATTACTCTGTGTGGGACCAGAACACCTTCTACTTAGCGCCTACCCCAAATAGCAACTACGTGGTAGAACTGGGCTATATTTATCGTCCGGCCCAGTTATCGGCGGCTAATCCAACAACTTGGATAAGCAACAATGCCCCTGAGGCATTACTGTACGGATGCTTAATCCAAGCTTATAGTTACACCAAAGGTCCTACCGAGATGCTTACGTACTTCACGAATAGCTATCAGCAAGCCATCCAAGGCCTTGGAATCGAGCAGCAAGGTCGCCGTCGTCGTGACGAATTCCGTGACGGTATGGCAAGAATTAGAGTTAAATCGGAGAGCCCAGGACCATGATCAGTGTTCAATCCCCCGTGCTTCTCGGTGGCATAAAGGTAGCTACCACCGAAGGAAGAGGCCACAATGCCGAGGAATTGGCTCAGCGCATGGCCGACAAGATTGTATATGTGGGAGGAAACTCCCACCCAGCAATACGCGACCAAGCAATCGCTTTTAAAGCAGCAGTGAAAGCTGTCTGCTTGTTTTA